GGTAATGCGACCACTAACACAATACACAGTACCAATATGGTGAGGAGAAGTGTGAACGGTATGTGTGACTCGTTCTTATTAGGATCATCAGCCATAGGAAGTACAATATTATGAACATTACCGCTAGGATTGACGTTAGCTGTTCCTGCATTCTTCTTTTTATATTTGCCCGTCGATATTTTGACACCTGCTGCTTTATCAATTCCTGACGTTGAACTTCTGCTCTTTCAGCCTTAACTCTATCGCGCATTGCTTCAAATTCACTCCATACAGCACCAAGTTCTTTAGGAGCGGAATATATCAATGTTTCGCGTAATTCAGTCTCTATACGTATCATTTCCTTTTGAGCCAGAACCCTATTAAACGCTTCTTGGTTTAACGATAGCTCAGGATCACGTACCTTCTTAGACTTTAGTTCTTCCTCGTGAATATGCTTCTCAAGCGATTCATGTGCTTTAAAGAAGTTTCCCAAATGCTTGCTAATGTCTTGCACGACATCTTTGGCTTGACCGTAAGCATCCACCAGTTCCATACCATCAGCCTTAGCCGATTGATACATTGCACAGCCTTGCTTAATTGCACTAGCAGCTAACTTTGCAGCAGCAAGAATTGTAAGTGGGTCCACATTACTTAGGTAGCTGACCGTTACCAGCCATCCATAACAATATACCTAGAGCACCAGCACCAACAATCCAGAATACTTTCTTTACAACTGACCTACCTACTTCCTCGTAGATACGTTTAAATGCTACTTCCGCAGCACGTTCAGCTATAGCATCAATCTGCTCATCGGTAAGTTGTATTTTTTCCATGATTACATAACTATAGTTATACCTGTATAACCACCACTATCTGTAACAGCTCCAGAAATAACATTAAATTGAACTACAACATTAGTTGTATTTGTATCCATTACATGACCAATTAATACACCTGTTGCATTTGTATTAAATCCGCATAAAGATACAGCATAGTTACTACTAGTCATTGCAGTTGTGAAAGTTATTGTATAGTTACCAGTAGAGTTTCTAACAATAGAAGCAATATTTCCACTTGCTTTTATTACTGGTGATGCTCCGGCTGAACCATCAAAACAAGCCCATGCACGAACTCCGTAAAGAGGAGCAGTACCAGTATAAGTTATAAGATTTTGCCAAGTAGGCAGGGCATTGCCATTAGACATTAAAACTTGTCCATCTGTACCGTAATCAGTAGCAGTAGTTCCAAAAGAAAAAGCACCAGTTTTAGTAATGGCTAGACGCTGAGTAAGAGTATTAGCAGTAGAACTTGATGTAGTAGAAGCAGCAGAAGTTTTAAGAATAATTAAACCAGAACCACCAGTACCAGTTCCATTCCCCGCTTGAATCTCAAGGTTTGATCCACTTATATTAGTTCCTGCTCCACTAGGAGAACGTAATATATTTCCTGTGACAGTAGTAGTTCCCTCACCAACACCAATAATTACATTTCCAGATGAATTAATACGTAATCTATCTGAGCCACCAGTTACCAGAGCAACAGTATCAGCAGCAGGACGATAAAAACCTGTATTAGTATCAGACTCCCAACTTAAAGGAGGAGCAGTTGCAGTAGTAATACTATCGTCTAAATATAATTTTGATGATGTCGTCTGAGTTAGTGTGCCACTTAATAACGTAGCACTTGTAGTAGAACCAATGTTGTTAGTACCATTCATTGTAACTGTACTGCTCATTACAACAGCACCTGAGAATGTTGTTCCAGATGAGAATACAGCACCACCAGATGAAGTAAACGCACCGCCTACTACAAAACCATCACTATCAGCACCAGTTTGCTGATCTTTAAGCTGTGCCATTAATTCCCTAATAGCGTTATTAATTCCGGATGGGGCACACCCTTCCGAAATGTTAATACCTGCAATATCCGTGTTATTGGATGCAGTAGAACTGTATTCACTAATCTTATTCTTTGCCATGATTTATTCCTCTATACCTAATATTCCAGCCTCAGAAAATAACTGTGCCATTCCAGCCCACCGTTTAGCTGATGTTGGTGACATTTTCTTTAATTCTTTAAGTCGTGAAATACCATCAGGACTTGTAATAATGTTAGCAATGTTCATCGCATTTGCGGAAGCATCTTTTTTAACAGCCCAATCAGTAATCATTTTGCCCCAATTCTGAGGCTGAAGTGCAGCACCAGCAGTTCTAGCTACACCAGTAGTAATGCTAGTCGCAGGAGGATTCTTCATCAATTCCTCAGTAATTAGTTGATTAAATGCAGTATCAGAACCTAGCTTTTTAACGCGACCAGCAGCCTCTAATACCTCAGCTAAGTCACGCAAAGCCTGAAACGACTCAGGAGGCAATGCAGCTTGCATAGCTTTCATCTGCTTCTGATCACCCATAATTACATTCTGCCAAGTGTTACCAGTATCTAACTTGGTTCCTTGTTGAGTCTTAGAAGGCTTTTTAGCTAACGTCCATTGTTCTTCTAAGTAAGCCCTAGTAACAGCGTTCCATGCCTCCTCACCACCACCAGCAGTAATTTGTTTCTTAGCGTACTTGATAGTTTCAGGACTAGGATTTTGGAATATTCTATTGGCAAAGTTTTTAAGATTATCTGGTGACATCTGCATCAATGAAACACCAGTAATACGCTCATTAAACTCATTAATAGGAGCAGATAGTCTTTCAAATGCTCTATTAGCAGCAACATAATCAGCGTTTTCAGCACCCATGCGCTCAACTAGATTCTTTTGAATGCCTGTAATTTGACCTTGAATAGTTTTATCTAATGATCCAAATGCCTCATCCTTTAACATTGCATCAATTTCAAACTTGGCATTTTGCAGGTTAGGCAATCGATCTTCAGGCTTAAATGTTTTTAATAAATTACCTTCTGCATCAATATCAGGACGCTGTATTAAGTCTTTAATCTTACGCAAATAGCCAGCAGCCTTACCAGTAGGAGGCTGAGTTTTCAGCATATTGTCAATTTGATCTAATACTGGCTGAGTATTTACCGGAACAGAAGAATCAAAAGCTGCTTGATAAATAGGAGCTACAGCATCACTTCTAGCCTTAATTAGATTTTCTCTTTGAACCTCAAGAGCCTGTACACCACGATTACCTGCAACAGCTTGATCTTCTACTTTAGATAAACTACTTAAATAATCATCTACTGCACCTTGCACCTGAGCTTCACGCTTCTTATAAAAGTCTTGCATCTTCTTAGTAGACTCAGGAATATTCCCGACTACTTTTTGCTGTGCCATTAATGAAGCCATATCAGTTAATTCAGCAGGAGTTAAAGCAACTCCTACCTTGCCAGCTTTAGACCGTAATGAAGCAATAGTATTAGGATTAAGCTGTGCTATATCTTTAGCCAATCTACGCTCTACCATCGCTTGACGAGCAACAGGAGCTAATTCAGCACCACCAGATAACAAACCAGCTAAACCTACTTGATATGGATCAATTTCCTGACCACCTATTGCTTGACCTATTTTCTGCCTAGCATAATTAGTCCCAGCAGCAACACTACCGACACCACCAGCAGCTAGGAATGGATTAACTAAAGCAGTAGGAGCTAAAGTAATAGCAGCAGCTAAATCAGGAACCATCTCAGCTACGTCAGGAGCGTAGTAAGCAGCCTTAGCACCTGCACCTACTACCTCTTTATAAAACTTCCCATCGTCAGCCTGATACGCTATATCTCCATCAATAACTGTATATCGGTTAGGAGATATTCCACGCTGTTTAGCAAAGAAATTAATAGCAGCTTGTTTCTCTGTAGGAATACCAGCCATAAATGCAGTACCAGCACCAGCAGCCATAGAAGGATCAGATATAGCTACAGGAGGCTTTTCCATAGATGGATACTGTCCAGATCCAGCCTGAAAACCACCAGTAGCCCGATTACCGTAAAGAAGCTCATCAGTTACGCTTGTGGATCGCTCTTGTTGTTTTGGAGCAGGAGTGCCGTATAGCAGTTCATCCGTAATAGCCATAATTACTCCATTAATCCAAATTCTCTAGACAATATAGACCTAACTATTGCTTGATGATTAACATCTTTAGGATTGTATTCTTTATTGCCAAACAATGATTTATTAGATTTAATTTTTGCTTCTCGTTCACGCATTAAAGTAGGTATTTTATTTACATCAACATCAGTAATTTTCATGCCATTTTGTTTAATGTATCCAAGTCTAGCCTCATACAATCGACCTTCTTGTATTTTTGCTTTTAATTTAGCAAGAAATTCAGTAGGACTATCTTTTTGAGGATCAGGAATACCTTTTCTTAAACGCCTTTCTTCATCACCAGAACCAACAGCAGCACCAGTAATTTGATTAATGTAGTTATTTAACTGTGTATATGAATCTTGAGTAAATCTAGAATAATCTGCTAATTCAGTAGCCGTTTGTGCATCTGGCTTAATTCCAATTTTTTCACCTTCAGCAACAGCAGTCATCTTTAACTTAAATGGAGTTTCTAAATATTTAGGATTAAAGTTAGATGCAATGCTTTGTAAATTCAATCTACTTTGACCTAAATCAAGTAGTTGAGTATCTACTTTATTAGCACCTTCTTTACCTAACGGAACTGCTCCGGCTGGATAATTATTTTGAATTGTTTTATTGGTTGTACTCTCAACATATTGGTCAAAAGTTTTTACTTTTTGTCCTGCTGGAACTTTTGATACATAGTATTCATAGTTTTTAATATCAGACGTTTTATCACCTGTCGGCGTACCAAAAATAACATCACCAGTTGTAACATCAACAATTTGACCATTAACAACAGCCGTATCTCTTTTGGTTGGTGCAGTACCTTGAATTAAATCAATTTTTCCATTTGCATCTACTTGGTACTTTTGACCTGCACCTGTAGGTAATTGCTGCTCTAAAACTTCAGCAGCAGTCATCATTCTTGCTTGTGGTTTATTAGCCGTAAACAAAACTTTACCAGTAGGATCAACTAAATTACCCTCTACAACTATAGGTTTCTTAGCAGCAGCTTCACGTTCAGCAACTATACGGAATGCACCAGCAGGATTAGTATCAAACTCATCAGCCAAGTCAGGATATTTATTCTTCATAGCCTGTACACCAGCCTGTTGACGCTGTTGCATCATTAACTGTTGCTGTTGACCATAGTTCTGCACTCCTTGCTGATATTGTTGACCAGCAGCACCATAAGCACCTGCTAGTGCATTAATAATATTTAATGCAGCAGAACGTCTAGGTCCTTGACCACTCATTCCTTGCGCTAGTGCAGCAGCACCACCTAGTAATCCAGCAAAATTAGATGAATTTCTAAGAGCATTACTTTGATTTTCACCAAGCAATCCAGTATATGTAGGATTTTCTACACCGAATACGTTAGGAATATAATCAGAAATTGCCATAATTCACCTATAGCAAAGAAATTGGTTGCGGACGCATAACAGACTGACCTTGTGGATTCAATAGACTCATGTAATCTACTGGCTGAATCCCACCACGTTGAATCTGACCTGCTGGAGCGTATTGAGGCTGTTCTGGAGTTAGCGCATCTTTAGCTAAACCAAGTCCAATCTGTGACGTTATAGGATTAGCATTTATGAACTTATTGGCACTACCAAAAGCATCCGCAACTCCTGTCAAGCCACCACCAACTTGTTGGGCAAAAGTAGGAGCAGCAACTTGAGGAGCATATCCAGCAGCACTTCCCATAATTCCAGTTGGAACAGCACCAGTAGCACCAGTAAACCCACTAGCAAATGAACCTCCAAGACCGCCTGTAGCACCACCAATTAATGCACCTGTAAGTGGATTACCACCTTTAGCAGCAGAAATACCGCCACCAAGTGCAGCACCAATTAAAACTGGTTCCATTCCGCTCATTATTTGCCCCCTCCTGATGCTGTCTGTGTAGTCGTAGTTCCTTGAGGAACATTAGAGAACAGATTAGCAAAGTTCTGCAATTTCATTTGCGGCAAGTTCTGATTATAGTTAAAACGAGCCATATCACCCTGCAATTTAGACTGATCGTAACCTTCATTAATCTGACCAATTTTTAATAGCTTATCAATATCCATATAATCAGCATTAGCCATATTTTGAGCATTATTAACCGCAGCCATTTGACGAGCACGTTCAGCCTCAGCAGAACCATAAGCCAATTGACCACCTGTTTCAGCTAAATTTCTAGCAAATATGTCTTGTGCCACGCCTTCTTGTTGACCCATAGCACTAGAACCATAGCGACCAGCAGCAGCAGCACTAGACCGTAAACCTTGAATATTCTTATTAAATACGTCACCAGCCTGACGATTAACACCTTCTAAAGCACCCGCTAAGAATGGATTAACGCCCTTTCCAGCAATGGTATCAAGAGTCTCTTGCTGTGCAGCCTTAATAAGATCAGAACCTCCCAAAGCTCGTCTCTTAGCCATATCAAGAGATTGCATGGTTGCTTCAGAAGGAGAGATATAGTTCTGTCCCTCATAGAATTTAGGACCTTCACCTTGATAAAGACGTTTAGCTTCTTCTAAGCCATACGTTACAAAGGGAGCAATACGAGGATCAATACTCGTAGTTGTTGTACTAGGACCACCGCCACCACCACCCATATCACACCTCGCAAATCCATTGTCGTGGACGGAATCCGTAAGTAGCCGCCCTTTTATCCCAACCACGCCTATGGCTAGAAAATGTTATATATTTAACCTTAGCCTCTGCTGCCATGCCTTTTATGTATTTTAAGGCATTTTCGGTAATATCATAACTATTTTCTAACGAATAAGCAGCCCATAAGTGCAGAGTTTTACCTTGTGGCTGTAATACAAAGAATCCAGCATAATGGTTGTTCTCTATTGCCACAAATAACAGGCTTTTTTGATTAAAACAGTCCGTATATACATCCTCAATAATCCAGTTCTCTGGACTCTTGGTCTTAATCTTCTCTAATCCAGTTTTAACACTAGCCCACCAATTTCTAAGCTCTTGTGGATCAATATACTTATATTCCATTAGCCCACCACAACGTAACCATACGTTTTACCTGCTGTTATATTTGCGGTATGAGTTATCGTAGCCGATCCTTGAGTTCTGTTACTAATATATAAAGAAGATAAGCTAGAAGCAGCCGTAGATGACAATGGCGTAAATAAGATAATACTTCCATATCCTATACGTTCATCATTAATAGTTGTCGTAGTCGCACCACCAACAGCTAAGGTAACTGATCCAGTATTGTTAGTCTTGCCATCCATAATTCCACGCACAACCTCAGCAACAGCACGATTGTCAGCACCAAATACAGGCAATGAACGAAACTGAGTCATCGAGCACCCTGAGTAACAATATCTATTTCAGTAGCTACAGCAGTTTTCCATGAAGCATTAGTAGGACTCATCTTAATCCTATGATAACGACCAGCAGAACGTAACGAAACACGACCTTCAGCATCAGGAGTTACCTCAGTAGTAAAAGATATATCGTCTGATAATAATTCCCTACTGGCAACAGAAATAGTACCAGTACCAGCATCAATTACTGGTCTTGCAAAAGTAATAATAGACCTTCCTATATCTATATCACCAGATGATATAGAAGCAGATTTATACGCGCCTGAAAAAGAAACAATTTTTGATCCTATTACACCCAAAAATACAAGAATACCACCAGCAAAAACACGAGAGTCTAATGGCATTCCGTTTGACGTAATATCAAGATTTCCTAATGTTATTGTGCAGTTTGAACTTGCTATAGTTGCACTTGCCGCAGCTTGGAATGTAAATGTATTCGCGTCAACTTTAGTTATCTGAAATGTTCCATCAACACCAGCACCAGAAGTAGCATCGAATTTTATAAAAGCATTATCTTCTAATCCATGATCTGTTGTAGTATTAACAGTAACAGTTTTTGTTCCATTTTGTGTGTATGCACCAGTTTTTGTTGTGCTAAAAAAATAAGAATCAAGTTGCTCAAGTGTGGCACTAGGTGTCAGACCAAATGCAATTGATGTAGCAGTAGTATCAGCATAACTCCAGCGACCTAAATCAATGGAATACAGCAGTAAATAACGACCACCAGACGAATTTTTAAAATTCCATGCGATTAACTTACGTACTGGATCAATCGTAGCACTCATCGATGTACGTATTTCGCTAGGAATAGCGTTATCAAAGAACCAACGATTTACTTTTTCAGCACCTATATTTTTAGTAGTCTGTCCATCACAAGCATAAAATCCATCGTCTGATAGAAAGTACGTAATACCACCGAATTGTGCAATAGAACCGTTAGTAGAACACCCTAAAGTACGTGAAATAGCATCAAACTGAAAGAAAAATGGAGAACCAACGTAACTCATACGGTAAATGGCTCGTTCCATAAATATCAAGCCATATTCACCACCTGCTAAACCTGTAATATCTCCACCTTCAGGAAGAATTTGCGTATCAGCTTGGCTTGTGGATGCTGGAGTCCAATTAGTTTCATTATTAATGTCTGACCAGTAAATCTTATTAGTATCACTTCCATCATTAGCGGCAACAACAAAGTCGCGCACTACTGTTACATAGTTAGCAACTGGTGCAGAAGCATCTAAATTTGCAAAAGTTGATCCTCCAGCCATATCGTAGGCTTGCAATTTATTTACACCATTGGCAATAATCATCTTAGAGCCAAACTGAGTCACATCCCATGATTCAGCAGATGTATATGTAGTGCTTACAGAATCTAACGTAATATCGTCAGAATCAAACTTAAACACTTTAGTAGCACCAGCAGCAAATAGGTTTGTCTCTCCTCGATATTTTCCAGCAAAAGTTATCAATAATGGTTCAATTGCATCAGCAGAATAATTAACTTCCGATTTAAACGGAGCATAACCATTCGTTACAGGATAGCAATTAATAGCATCTGTAACCGCTCCTGATACGCTAGGCTGATCTGGTAGCCATTCACCAAAGATAATCTTTTGCTTTGCCATATTCTTTAATCAATAAGTTCGTCAGCAACAATATCGGCTTTTTCTGATACTTGTGGTTCAGCTTGAGTACGTACCTTTGTTATTAAATCAACAACTTGCACAAATGGTTTATCGCCTAAAGCACCTAACACACGATTAACTTCATCCACAGTTAGCGTCAGTTTAATGTCACTCATTTATTACTCCGTTAGTTTCTGTAATTAAGGCTTACAGTTTGCCTTTATGCCCAAGGAAGCCCTTTGTATCCCGTTGTCGCGGGAGCTTGTAGTTGGGTTACCGTATCTTCATAATACGCAACACCAGACTCGGTCAGCGCCGATTTTACCCATTCAATTACAACACTTTCAGTAAGTTCTTTGTAAGGCAAAAAATCGCCATCTACGTACGGAATTTCAACTTTACCGTTAAGCAAATCACCTACAGAAAATTCAACGTCTTTAACAATGTCTTGCTTGCCATCTTGATTCAAGATGCAATTCATATTAGTAATTTTCCACGTAGCCATATTTCACCTATTAAGCAATAGCAACAGTTCTAGCTGTTTCAAGTACGTTTGTACCGTCAGACACAAAGCTAACCATAAAATATCTTGCTGTTGTTGTTCCTGTAACTAACGTGGCAGTTGTCTTAAATCCTGTTCCAAAAGTTATTGTGTAAGAAGAAGTGCCACTCGTTAAAACTATTAACGTAAGTCTAGTTCCAGCAGTAGGTACAGTTGTTGTATATGTTGCAGTAGCGTTAGGAGTAACTTTAACTACGTTGTACGATCCAAATGCCATCGCTGTAGTACCAGCAGAAGGATTGTTATATCCACCAGTAACATTACCAGTTGCTAAAACTGCTCCAGTTACATCAACAGCAACCGTTGCCGCACTTGTTCCACCAAATCTGCTATTACCAGAAAATGCAGGATTACCAGAAAAAGTACCAGTTAAAGCAGCACCGTTACTAATTGAAGGAGTCCCACTTAATACAATAGCACCAGAGAAAGTAGGAGTTCCTGTAAATGTTCCAGCTAAAGATGCACCTGTACTAATTGATGGTGTACCACTTAAAGTAATTGCACCAGAAAATGTGGGTGTTCCAGTAAATGTTCCTGTTAATGCTCCACCACCACTTAGAGTAACTGCTCCAGAATACGTATGTGCTCCTGTAAATGTACCACTTAATGCACCGCCACTATTTAACGTAACTGCACCACCAAAATATGCAGTACCAGCCGCAATATAAAGTGAATATGCATTAGTAATTGTTACGTTAGTTCCGTTTGCTGGTGCTGCTGATATATACAGAGTTGCTGCATTTGTTACTGTTTGAGAAGCAGTTGTTGCCGCGAATGTTGGAGTTCCTAAACTATTAGCTGCTACTGTTCCAGTTAATCCAGCACTTGATGTATAAGTACCAGTAGCAACACTAATAGCAGGTCCTGTAGTAGTCCATGCAGCTTGCGATATGTTGCCGCTAACAACAAGTTTATTACCAGTAGTATTAGAAAAAGTACCTGTCCCTGTTGTAGTTGTGGCTCCACCAAAATACGAAGCACCAGAAGCTATATATAAAGAATACGAACTAGTAATTGTTGTGCCGCCTGCCGCAGTCGGTGCGCCTTCTATATATAAAGTAGTAGCAAGTTGTATTGTATCGGGGTATTCTCCATCATCAATTTGTAAAGACGAAATTTTAAGTGAATTTACGTTTATTTGTGTAACTGCATATAAGTCTTGGTTTACAAACGCCCCGCCAGCATTATAAAATCCAAAAGCATTAGTTGTGGTTGGGCTATAACCATTCAAATTTCCTACAGAATCAATGTGCATTCTTGCTGCTGGTGTTGTAACTGAACCACTAGCTAAACCATAAGTTCCTGCTTTTACTGGCGCAGCACTTCCAACATATATACCAATAGTTTCTGAAGTAGGTCTATAAATCCCATAAGTAGGAGCAGTAGAACTTGTGGGTGTAAAACTTTTAGCCGTTGCTGTACCAGTAGTAGCAAAATTAGTACCATCAAAAGTTAGCGCAGAACCAGTAGCTAATGCACTTGTGCTTGATGCGTAAGGTACTCCATTTGCTGTAAACGTTGCTTGGCTAACATTAATACCTGCACTCGTACCATCAAGATAAAGAGCGCGGGATGATGGATACGTTAAAAATACAGTAATTGTGCCTGAGAAAGTTACAGCAGAGCCAGAGTTGCTGGATGAAAGAATAGTTGTACGTGTTAGGGTAGGACCAGTAGTTGAATATGTACCTAATCCAGCCTCCCAATTACCATTCGTATCGGTAGCTGCGTAATATGTAGTATTAGTATTTCCAACAACAGAAAATGATTGAAACCCTGCAATAGCACCACCAAGCGTAAAGCTAACGGTAGTGTTTGCCGTAGCACTCTCTTTTACGCGATCTTTTAATACTAAAGCCATTATTGCCTCAACCAAGTATTAGGACTGCTTGCAACTACAGTCCATGAATTATCGTTACTAGATGGAATTATCCATGTACTGCTTTCTGGACTTACTGTATTCCATTGAGACGTATTACCAGATTCATTACTCCAATTGCTTGAGTTAGGAGTAGTGTCTATCCACTCCTCACCTATTATCTTACCATTAGCGTTTACAGAAGTTACTGAACTTATAACACCAAATGCGTCATAGGTAGCACTAGATAAACATTCTACGCTTGATAATGCATTTACATAAGCAACATTAGAAAAAGTATAATTAGCTAAAGCAGAGACTGATGCAGTTCCATTAATAGCACCAGAAGTATCCTGTACCCTAGTCCCATTGGATGCTACCGTAGCAGTACCATTAACAGAGCCAGAAGTGTTTTGCACTCTAGTTCCATCAGATACTACTGTTGCAGTTGCATTTACACTACCAATACCACTTAAAATTAATAGTGCATTTGTTGTTATAAATGCCGTTGCGTTAATACTTGCCGATGCATCTACAGGCTGATTCGGTATGCAACTAACGTCAGCTAAACAAGAAACAGAAGCACTAGAACCTGTTTTTATTATTCCATTAGTGCTAACTGTTGCAGTTCCATCAATATATATGACAGCACTAAAAATTCGTATTGCATTAGCCGCAACATCAGCAGAAGCATTAATACTTGCAGATGCCTCTACATAACCACCAACATCATCTAGTGTGGCAAATGGACTTTCTGCAAAAGAACTTATGCCAAACATTATTTATTTCTACGCAAGAGTTACGCTAAGATTCCCAACAGAAACCCTAAATATATCTCCAGTAGCAATAGTTTTAGATGCATCCAATGGTGTGTGATACAGCAAGTTTCCAGCAGTTAATGCATCACGAATACCTATGTGAGTTACGGTTCCCCATGATCCACCAGCAGCAGGAAACTCAATAGCAGCACTATTCGTAGATACTCCGTTACTAGGAGCACCCATCGTAATAGTCTGACGAGCGTAAGAAGTTCCTGATACCTCTGTGCCTGTATCAGCATCAGTAGGATCAGCCGTATATAACGCCAAGTAAATGGTAGTCGGAGCAGTATAACTAGTAGCTCTTAACGTACCGTTAATTAACGCATTTTCTAAGTAGTTCGACATCTCTGCCATAATTTACCTCACGCTCATTGACATCGGTTGACCACCATATTCACTACTCTGGTCAGCCACGCTTATTGTTGAAATTGCACGATCATACAAAGTTCCCCAAGTCTGAAGCCTTGCATCATTCATTAAATATGGAGCAGCTTCTCCCAATGCAGCATACAACAGAGCATCAGGATAGTTAGCTAAAAATATATTAGATGAAGTAGTGCTGCTTAATACTGTTGGTTTTGCGTAATACAACATTTGTACGCTGTAAGTAGTATCAGGAATTGGAGCAAACTGAATCTCTGACGAAAGTATCGTATAGTTTACTGGTTTACCTGAATCAGTAGTTCGTGATGTTGCAAAAAATGTATTAGGAGACAGATACTTTACTGGTGATGCAGGATTAGTACGTAAATGTACGTCACGCATCTCTAGGAAGTCCGTAGGGATGCCTAATGTCTCTTGACCTGATGTGGTATCAGCGCGAGCAACAACAAGCATCTTGCGTGTTCTAAGCTCTCTAGCAAGCCTAGCCTCAGCTAAAGCAATAAAAGTAGGAATAATAGTCGTTAAATCTGGTCGCGCTAACCAATCAGCAACCATCAATTTAAAGCCAGTATAGTTAGTGAAGTTAGCTGTAGTATCAGGCAACCTTACTTCAGCCACAACTTTATCAAATAACTGTGACCATGTTGCAATTCTTGCATCGTCTATAAGGTATGGCTGTGCCTCAAGAAGTGAGCCATACAAATAAACATCTGGATGTGCTGTTAGAAGCCAATTGGTAGTTACGCTAGTAGATAAGTTAGTTACACCAACAAATCTACGCTGTAACTTAGCTTCGCAAAGATCAATAAAATCAGGAATCTCGTCCGTTAAATCAGAACGAGCTAAATAGTTTGCAATTGCAGCTTTTAAGTTTGTATAGCTATTCAATGCCATCGCTATTTCCCTGAGTTATGCTTCTCAACTGCATCTTCTTCTACATCTTCCCATCGATACTCATACGTTCCAATGTGACCAATATGCTTAGATAAACTATGATCTACATACGTCTGGAACCCATTATCTAAGGCTTTGACGCAGAAATGTACATCCTCACCAATGATGCCCTTAGAACCCCAACCTACGTCATACCACGGCTTTTTTATGGTATTAAAGACATCTTTGTGGATCATCACTACGCCACCACCAACTGCTGTACAAGGCTCAATACCTTCTTTGCCCCTAGAGTCTATTTTATGCCATGCGTGATGAATAATCTTGCCTTCTTCATCTTTTTCTATCTGAAGATTCAAAGCTGTTGGCAATGTTGGCATACGTCTAGTTACCGCATTAACGCCAACAATCGGAACATTCCTACTCAACAGTATTTCTATCGTATCAGCAGGGAACCGCATATCTGAGTCAATGAACAGAATGTAGTCACAACCTTCGCTTAACGCAGCATCAACCAGCTTTTCTCTCTGGTCGAATATCAACGTACCAGCCATTGTGTACAACTTCAGACTATTCTCACCAGAACCACAGCGAAACTTAGAGTCTCGTCCTACCATCTTCGCTAAGTCAAACGCAAAGCCAGTATGAACCTCATCCCTAGCCGGAACACATACGCCAACTGTTATACCCATTAGATATTACCCCTATAGACTTTCCATTGTGCATTATCGGAATCATTGAGCCATCGAGCAAAACCAGCATCATCAACGATTACAAAGCCCTTCATAATACCCTTTTTATTCAAGTCATCAATGACCGTAAAAGGTATCCTAGCTATGTGGTGTAAGTCGTTTAGATTTCCTGTCCTTGCCTTGTCTGCCTCTCTGATATGGTTGTTACTATCAAGTATCTCAGTAACATCCTGTTTAGTTTCGATGATAATCCCACCATCACCGTCCGCATGAACAACCTGTTGTCTATAGTCCATAAGTCCTCGTAAATGCCCCCAGAGACGAATCCCTAGGGGCTATTCAATTACAGAGCCATGTTCAAGTCAGCAACGATACCGTGAGCGGCTTCGTTCTTAACTTCCAATGTGCACTCAACCAAAATCTGAGTCTTGTCAGAGTCACCAGCTTTTGCAAGCTCGTTAGTCATGAAAGGACGCAGATAAGCGATTGCAGCGTACTCAGGATCAAGCACCAGAGCATCACGTGTACGCATGAAACGATTAGGAACCACGCTCATTGAACCGAAGTCAGACAAGTAAACGTCAGCAGCACCAACGATAGTAGCCTGAGCGCCACCAGTACCACCATTGACGTTATAACGATAAGCTGACAGACCTGTGAAAGTCGAAACTTTCTGCTTACCCAATGCACCAACCATCAGAATCTTAGGTACGCCACCAGATACAAATACTTCTGAAACTACTGTTTTCAGCAGAGTCTCAGTAAATGTACGTGTGTTACCGTCTGTACGAGTCGATACGCCGATAGTAGTTGGATCAGCACCGTTAGTCTGAGCGTCAGAGTTGGTCTTGATCCACGACAGCAACGAACCCATCTTACGAGCAGTAGAGTTAGTTGTACCAGCCGAACGACCTTGGTTGCTCAACAGGATGGTCTCTAGGTCGCGTTTGATTTCTTGCGATGCCTTAGCCAACTGATAAGCCTTCTCAGATTTACGCCCTGCTTTGTTAACTGTATCCAGAGTGCCAGAGACTTTGATAGTCTTTTGCAGAATCTGAGTGTAGTTACCCAAACGAGTTGTTGGAGACAATGTAGCGTCAGAAGCATCAGCACCTTCAACAGCAGCGTTGTTGGTAGTTGCAGCAGCCAACGAATCTGTCTGCCATTCGTGGTAAACAGCCGTAGCTTTAGTCTTGCCAATAGAACTCATGAATGGAGTTTCAGTTGGGCTGATGTCATAAATTACATCGGTCAAATCTTCACGCTGACCAATTGCGTCATAAGCATTATAAATAGCCATGATTCAATCCTTTATAAAAATCGTTCAAATACACTAGCCGCATCGCGGACACTTCCGCTAGACTTAGCTCGTGCCTTTAGTTTCTTTGTTTCTTCAGCACTACTATCTCTAGGTTTGCTTACGCCAGACTTAATCGCTTTCGGAGCCTCATTAACCTTCTTGTTAATGGCTGGCTTACTTGCGACTAACTTGTCGTACTGCATAGCCTTATACAGAGTTAGTACCGCACGGCTGTCATAGACAGCACCTAATTCACTATCTGAGAATCCTAACTGTTTACCAAAGGCACGAATATCATTTCTGATAGCTTCACCCTTAGTAGGATCAGTAAATTCAGGGATAGCAGCAGACAGTTTTTGCATTTCCTCAGCAACTACGTGCTGCATCTGCATCTGTCTATCTTGCTCCTGTTGCTGAATGATTCTTGATCTCTCAGCCTGTACAGCAGCTAGTTGCTTATCTCTCTGAACAATCTCAGCCACCTTTACAGAGTATCCAATAGGATCAGTCTCTTTCAGGTAGTCAAGATTTTCTTCTTGCTGAGGCTGTAGCATTTGCTCAATCATCTCTAGCCTTTGCGCGTACGTATCACGCATCTGCTTGGCTTCTTGAACAGCTTGACGCTCTGCCTCTACGGCTTTACGTTCCTCAGCTACTACTTGCGATTTCTTGGTGTAATCCGTGCCAAGTTGATAAGCCTTGATAAGCTCATTAAGCGTTACCTCACGTTCTTCTCCAGCCGCTTTGACTCGATACGTGGGTTGCTCTTGCTCCTCACCGTCATCATCTTGTTCTACCTCAGACTCATCGTCTGATTCGGCATCGCTTTCGTTAGCTTCTGGCTCGTGCTCTGGTTGTCCGTTATCGGAGCCTTCATCACGTTCCATCATGCTCAAGAAAGCGTTAGCTGCACCTTCTACCGTTAACTCACCACTACCTTCCGGTGTCGTGTTCTGAGTATCGCTCATTTATGTTTCCTTAATTATATCGCCAACCGGACGATTCGGACTACAAAATCTTAATCTTTTTTTCATTAATTAGCTTCTGATCCGCTAACCCTTGTATGTGATTATCAATGGATTCTAGAACTCTTAAACGCATATACGCTTGCTCACGTATCTCTGCATCGTTATAGTCGCTGTTCATAAACTTAGCCAATTCAACACCCCTGAGTTCTTCCATCATCTCTATGAAGTAATCGTCTCTCAACAGGTTTAATGCCCATTCAGTTCTGTTCATTAGAATTGTCTTTGATAATAAATATTTAACAAATTGCCAATGTTAGGGATTCGTTGATAATCAGCACCTATAGTATTGTCGCCATATTTGTAAGCAATATCACCACCCTGAAGCCCGAATCCACCAATCGGCATTTTCCCTTGTGGAGTATTAGCAGTTCCAGAATAGCCGCCTCCAAGTAACCCTAATATCAATTCATTCTTGTCTATTGGAAAAGCATATCCAACTCTGCCACCTCCAGCAGTTACATTAGACTGGCTGTCAGAATTTTTAGAAACATTACCAGAAAATTGCAATCTATCTAATAAATCTTTCCAATAACTAGGAGCAACTCCAGCATCTAAAAAGCTAGGGATATTGTATTCATCCATTATGCACCTCTAGTCAGAGAGCCTAGTTCACGTAGAGCCTTCAACGTCAATTCAGTCTGCTTGTTCTTCGTAGCCTCATCAGCCAAGTCCATAGCCAGTACAGCTTGCAATTGCTTAACTGCTAACTCAGCTTCTTTAATACGCAACTCAGCAGAATCACGCTGGTTCTTCATCTGCATTTCCATACCTTTGCGGGTATATTCGGCTTCCAATGATTGCTTCTCAAGTTCAAGTTTTGCCGCATCGATCTGAGACTTAGCCTGAGTCTTTTCTCTTTCCACCTGAGCAAGCATCTCAGCGACCTTTGCTTGGGCATCTGGTGCAGGAGGCTGTGGTTGAGAAAGCGCAGCATTCTGTTCTGGAGTAATCTCATTCATGAACTCGTTAGCATCTTTGAAACCTGCCGATTCAATGAACTTCGCAAGCGTATTGCGATACTGACCAACAGATACCAATGGGTTAGATGGACCATATTGCTGAATGATCTGCTCCTGCTTGGCTAAAACCATCTGCAACATAGCTAACTTCTGATCCCTATCGCCTGAGCCTAAACCAACATTGACGCTAATGTCGTACTCGTTAGCCCACGTTCTAGGATCAAATGTCACGTACTTACCACGCATCCTAACGATTCTAGGCTTGTCCTGATACTTGCCCATTAGATGCAAGATGCCCTTAAACAGACTCTTTACACCTGTCTCAGCGAAAATTCTAGCGATTAACTCTAGCTTGCCTGAGTTAGACTTCATCATCGCAGCCACAGCCGTAGCCGTAACATTGTTTAATACGTCTGGATCAAGTCCAGCTTGAGCATCGCTAACACCAGTACGCTTAGATTGAACTGCATCCAAGTATTCCAGCATTGGCATAGCCTGACCGAATGTGCTCTGTACAGTTATCGGGAGCAAAGCAGTAGGACTTTTCATTCTGATAATGCCACCAACAGAAGCGTTCAGAACGTCATCAATATTGACCTGACCATCAACTACACCCATACGAGCATTATTCGTCAGGTACAGGTTGTCTAGGCTCTGTCGTGTGATTGTAGATTTCTGTAGCTGAATATCCATCGTCCTATCAGCCAGAGATTGACCAAAGAACTTGTGCGGAATAGGAATAGGACAGATAGAGTGAAATGGAACATAGTCTGTTTCCTCATCTTCCAATATCGTAGAACCGCAGTAAACGATACGGCGTAACTCAGCGATACCGTCATCATCCTCATCAATACGGATATAGCACTCGTACACCTCTAGCAACTCCATAGAGAAGTCTAGACTAGTGTTCTGGTCTGGCTGTTCACCGTTAGGGAAACGAGCAATACGCTCACGATTAAACGTAAGATCGTTATAAGCTGGTAACTCGTCAACTATCTCCTGATCGTATCCAATAGCAACTAACTCTGATCGAGTCATCAACCTACGATGCGCTACGAATGGAGAATCTTCGATGCTTCTAGCTGACTTAGATATTAGGAATTCTTCAGGCGGTACGTTCTCAACCTTTACCTGACCTACTTCTTTGCTACGCTGTACGTACACCTCATACGTGGGAACTTGTACTATGTTGCCCATCATATCCGGTACTTCTTCGTATTCTATTTTCTGTTTGACAACCTTTAGAGACTGATCCGATAGCAGTAAAGCAAGTTCATCCTCTGATAGATTCTCGTATTCTTCTTTAGTTACGTCCGTTCTCTCATCCCAGTATGACTTAACAACGCCAACCTTTTGCAGCAAAGCATCTTTAAACCAATTGTGCAGGATGATTAGACCATCGTTCTCACGATAGAAAGCCCAATTACAGTAGTCCGTAGCCTGTTTAGCTGATTCCTCGTCCTGTGGTCCTTTAGGCTCGAAGTAAACAATATCCTCAGTAGTCGTAAACACGCGCATCAGTTGTGGCAATGCACCATCGATAGCCTCAGCTACCTCACCTGTAACGATCTGCGAGCGACCCTCCTGCTCATTACCGTAAGGACTACGCAGGTAATACTCTAACGCTCTACGGCGATCCTCAGTAGTCTCTGTATTAAGATAACCGATAGCATTGTCTATTTCATTCTCGACAATACCCTTAACCTTGCCTTCGTCCATCATAGTGCGTTCCTCTTAGGATTTTCGCAATTATACAATCCATTTTGTGTTAATGGGCAATTCCGATGACCACGAACTCTCATTATCGTCAAGGCTTATAGCCAAATAGCGAAAGGAATCACTCGAATGACTGCTCCAGTCGTGAAGCGGCTTGTCGTAGAACACTTGCTGTCTCTCGTTGTACTCTCTACGGTAGTTCCTGAGCGCATCCAGACCTGCTTTTGTTCTATGATCGAACCAGCATTGCGGTAATAGCCTTCTAACGGCTTGTATACCGTCTGCAATACTTAATCTTGGTGCAACTGTTATATCGAGTCCAGCTTCCATCAAAACCTCTTTACGGCTCTTTCCTGTGCCTAGCTCCCTTACTTCCACATCGTGAGGAAGGAACTGCGTGAACTCTTCGTAGTCGTTCTCTTTGAGCCACGATACATACCAGTCCAGACCGACTCCGTGGTTTTCCGTAAAATCAATGAGTCGTACCTCTTTTCCAACCACCTGAGCAACCCATAGACTAGTAGAATCAGACATCCCCAAATCCCAAGCAACATAAGACTTGCACAAGTCATCACGTTCGATAGTGGTGATCCGGTTCTTTTCCTCAAGATTGTTGATAATCTGACCATAATAAGAACCCTCTACGGCTGCATCAAAACTGCACTCAAACTCTTGGTTGTACTTATCGTCACCCATTTCCTTACGGGCATCTAAGAGTTCCTTCTCCGCTAGTATTCCTGTATCACTAGCCTTAAACTCTAGTAGCTTCCAGCCTTCAGCAGTCTTAGCCCTGTCTCTGAACTCTGCGAAATGGTTCCTGCCTTTAGGTGTGCCAATGAATAAGCACCACGTAGGAGCCTCGTCTGTGTTCCTATCCGCTAGTGCTGGACGTATAACCTCATTCCATATCTTAGGGTTCTGGTCGCCAATCTCGTCTAAGATAACGCCATCGAAATACTGCCCCCTAAGGCTATCAGCATTGTCGCTACCGTAAAGGCTAATCCTACGACCCCAAAAGTCAACCCTAAGCTCTGAGATATTAGCAACAGCCCCAAGAGGACGAGTAAATTCCAGCAGGTAATCCCAAGCCACACGTTTCGATTGAGCATAAGTAGGAGCTATGTAAGCAAATCTAGGGTTAGGTTTCTGGCACTCTATAGCAGCTTTGATTAGATGGTTAATCGCGCTAACAGTCTTGCCCATCCTTCGATGAGCCACCACTACTGTGAACCTGTGCTTGTCTACCGCCTCATGAATCAGCCTTTGCTGTTCACGTGGCTTATAAGGTATGACTACTTCTGCCATGTGACAACGTGTTGTTGTGCTCCACCGTCAGCACCTGTTACCTCAGTCCTAGCCAGCTTAGGTATATGGTACTCACTTAGCTTGTTCATTAGGTCAAGTGCCTTATAAGGATCATCCTGAGCTACCTCATTAAGCCACCTGTCCATATTAGGAGCATTACGCTCTAGTAGATTAGCAATAGCTTCTCTTACTATCTGCGTTGACTTATTAACCGCACCTTTAGGTCTACCCTTACCCATATTAGTAAGATTAGCTACTCGTGCATCTTCCTCTATTTTACTGATGTTATCTGTTTCCATTTTTGCATTATCCTTTGGATGTCATGCTTACTTATTAAACACGTTTCTTTGCCTTCTTCGTATTGGTGTATTAGGATCAATGTCAGAACTTATTATTGGTTTACTAATAACTGATGTATTTACTGGTTCAGATTTATACAATTGAGTGAATTCTGCATTAGGACTTACTAAATATGAAATACCATGCTCATCACTCATTTCAACAGCTTTGTACCCTAAATTCTTTGATACCTGCCCTCTTAATCTTTGCGCCTCAAAACTAGCCTCGCTAAAATCAGATTTCTTAAAAGCATTTTTTATAACTTCATCAGGATATTCAAATATATTTTTATCATTAATTACAATATCGTAAACTTTATCAAATAAATTTTTATCGTTTTTTAAATCTGGTCTAGCTTTTAAAAGTGCATTTTTTACTTTAATAATTGGTAACGCATTTAAATCTTGCTGTTTTAATATCTGATTTTCTGGTATATCTGTGTAATAAACTGATCCTCCTCCATGAGATTTAGCAGATTGCAATTCACCGCTACCAAACACACCACCAAAAATATCATTTCCCTTGTAATTTTCTTCTACTTTATACATAGGAGATTCATCGTAGCTTCCTCTATATATTCTTTTTGTTGGGTTTATAGTTCCAGCAAATCCGCTACCTGCTTGCATAGCTTGCTGACCATACGGGCTATTTATCCATGCACCTGATGCCATATCCTGAGCAGTCTTAGGTTCACCTAATAGACCAACTCCAGCCCTCTGACGAGCCTCACTACCTAACTGAGCAGCAAATTCCTGTGGATTATTCATCAACAAGCCTAAACGAGCAGCTAAAGCCTGTTTTTGCTGGTCAATGTAATTCAATCCACTTGCTAATAATCCGTCAGCCATAGAAAACCTCGTACATATCCGGTCTGTTAGTCTTTATCCACTCTCTTGGTTCTTCATGGCACTTAGCAAAGTCTGTTCCAACCGTCTGACTTCCAGCATGATGAACGTATCCACGACTAACAAAATGGAAATATCCTGCTTTGCCTAAGTCATGGCATATTATATTGTCTGAATACCAATTAGTGCTAGGGAATTGTGCCACATCCCATGCTTCTTTACTTATAGCCGCGAAAATAGGAGCAATGACCTCTGTCATCTTTATGTGGTTCTCACTATCCCACTTTAGCCCTGCGAACTTGTCATCTTCTATCGCTACACGGATATTCTGGTCTGGCAATATGTAATCTGATCTTGCGCCTAAAAAGCCTGTCTTAAACTCACCATTAACGTGCTTCCAATCCTCATCCATCTTCTTAATAGTATCGGGAGCCAATACTACGTCATCATTAGCAATGATTAGTGAATCGTACTTCCCGTGCTCAAATGCATAAGAGACAATTGCATTATACGCATCTCCGAAATTGGTAGCAGTATTTGGTCTGAATATGACTCGATTGTTTTTAAGTCTGCCTCTAACTTCTTTCCACAACTCCAGACTATTTGCACTAACGTAAACTGGCAATCCTTTTGCATACTGAGTAATGCTCTCCAATAGTACGTGAATGCTTGGACTACCTATAGTAGCGATTACTATTGCTTGCAAAGGATCACCTTCATTGAATCTACCGCTCTAGGAGTACGCAATATTTCGCTATCAGGAACGTCCTTATCCATCAATTCCTGACCAAACTCTGACAACTTAAACTCCATTGACGATAGATTAAATCTATCTTGCCATCCTAGATACCAATGCCACTCTGTGTAATACAACCAGCTATTCTCATTGAACGCTCTAACGTGGGTAGGGTCTTGCCATGCACCTAGACTTAGCTCATACGGAACACTAATGTGGAACTCACCACCAACCTCTAGCAAGTCCTTACAGTTAGTCATTGCAGCCACAAGATCAGGTATATGCTCTAAAACATCATTGGCAACGATTGTTTTAAACATTCCCTTTTCTATCGTTACCTTGCCAAATCTAGGACTGTCTATAACTTGACCGAATTCAACCTTAGATATGTCAACCCACCAATCAGGATTGACTCTAAGCAGTATATCTGCATTAAAGCAATGTCTTTTCCAATCCTTACCTGAACCTAGATTAAGAGTTTTAGGCAGCATTAGACCAATTCAGTAATAGAGAAAGTTGACGATGTTACTGCGGCATCTTTAATTACTGCAACTTTTTCACCAGCTTTTACTGAAAAATAAAACGGAGCATTAGGAACAATCATTGTGCTCGTAGTAACTGTAGCAGTCGGGTTAGTTCCAAAAGCAATGTGGCAATGACCTAGTGAAGAAGATACTAGTACATGAGTCGTATTCGCACCAAAAGCTGTACTCTGAACACTTGAGTTTGTTACTGTAAAAATTTGTGCTGTTCCTGCTCTAAAAACTTCTACAGGATTACCGTTATCATCTCTTGTTATGATACTCATGATTGCTCCATGTTAATATCATCATTGGTTTCATACTCTAATTTAGCCATTTTCAGCATAGTCTTTTGACGATCTGTCATAGCAGTCTTAATGGGACCACCTACAAGCCAAGCCGAACAAGTCCTATCAGCAGCACACTTAAATTCAAAAAGCTCACAATATCCTAACTCAGCACTAGCTACTACTTCGTTAGCATACGTCTCATTATCCGATTCTTTACCCTGAATACCACCGATAATGCACTTCATCATCTCAGGAGTTTGGATAAACGCAGAGCAGTTACCGCAATGCATTGTCTGAGCATTCTTTTCGCTAGTGTTCCATTCCTTAGCTCGAATCTTCCAAAAGTCCTCTGGAGAGTCAGGATTAGCAGGACCATAGCCCACATTAGCAAATGCCCAATCACGATTCTTGAGATTTAGCGGTATGTCTGAACAGACTTTAGGGCAAGTTTTCATTTCTTTTTATTCCTAGCAGAAATAGCAGAAGCCTTTTTCTTAGCGTCAGCCTTTGAACTTGCACCCCAAGCATTAAGACTCAACAACAGTCTAGTAGGCTCACCATTAGGCTTATGCTCAGGACCAGCCATATTGCCCATACGAGCTAAGAAAGATGCTCTACGTGGGTTATCACCACTTTTAACAGGAGCCTTTAGGTTAGAGCCAGAATGTTCAGCCTCATAAGACTTACGACCTTTCTCGTTAAGCCCACCTTTAGGGTTCTTGCCAGCTTTCTTAGTCCAAGCCGCAGTCATTTCTTTGCTTTCTTAGCAGGTTTAGCAGTTTTAGCAGCTTGCATAAAGTCAGCCTTGGTCGGAGCACCTTTAGCACCTACCTTACGCATCTTCTCGCCCGAACCTTCGGCTATGCGCTTACGTTTAGCTAGGATATTACTGTAAAGTCCAGTTTTCATATAACACCATTATATAAATTTTCATTTAATGCGGAATGCAAAGGATTTATATCGTTACTTATGCCTTTTTTGTTTAAAAAATGTGCATATTCAACTAAAAAATCAACTGTTTCTTTATCCCACTCACCACCTCTTTGTGGTCTACACTCATCCCAAGCAAAAACAGCATGAGCTTGCAAATTTTTGATCTTTAAATATGGTTCAATTTCGTTTAAAAAATCAACTGCTTTAGACCAAGATAATCTCCAACTATATCCTTGTTTCCAATTGTATTTTCTTAATGACAATGGATTTATATCTCCACCCCATTTTTCTTTAAATTCATTAAGAATATCAATATTTGTATTTGTTACTAATACTCTTGGGAAAATAGATGATCTGCACTTAGAAAATCCTATGCAGCCTTCTCCATCAACAAATCCAGCAGCATAATTTAAGTTCATTTTTTAGTCTTTTTCATTTTTTTTGCTTCACTATATGCTATAGCCAATGCTTGTTTCTGAGACTTAACTACAGGACCACCTTTGCCAGAGTGCAATTCTCCTTTACCAAATTCACCCATGACTTTAGCCACTTTCTTAGCTGCTTTCGATTTCTTCATCATTTAGCATTTCCTTTACTTGTTCAAGTAGTTGCGTCTCAGTAACTTCATACTGTCGCTCAAAGGCTTTACGTCCCATTCCGTGGTATCCGGTATTCCCTCGATGGTGCTCAGGGCAAAGCGGTAACGTATCGTAGTGCGAACTCCTAACTCCCATTCCCAAGCCCAAACCGCGAACGTGGTGAATCTCAGCAGGAGTTCCTGCAAAACCAAGCCTAGTGCAAATTATACAACCTAAATTAGCAACTTTAGATAGATATTTCTTCTGATCTTTGGTCAATTTGACGTTTTCTCCACAAATATTTAACTGACGATATTGTCTCTGCATTATTGCACTCAGGACATACATCAACAGCGTCATCAAATGCAAATCCGCAACGCACCAGCAACACTTCGTCACGTTCACCAATCCAGTTGCAATTATCGCAATAAACTTTATCCATAATATTGACCTTGTGTAATGTAAGTATCATTAAATTTTGTTATCATTTTCATGCAGTTAGCCGACTGTATTACTTGGGAGAAACAAATGTTTGCATTGAACATTGAAGGCGTAATGTTTTACTTTGAGTCAGATGACGTAGAGATTTATGAGTTTGATGAAGATGGTGTCGCATGGTGGTTTGATGACGAAGAACAAGTCTGGTACTACTTTGATGACGAGTATTATGACTGGATCGAGTGTGATGAAGATGATTGCGAATAATCATTGAGTTGACCTTTCAACTTGACGATTACTAGCTTCTAAACTCCTCCAGCAGTCAACACGAGCCTGAGCGGCTACGAGCATCCAACGTAGTCGTTCAGCCTCCTCTACAGCCTCTCTAAGTCCTTCTACGCATTCCTTATACTCAACAGTAGTATAAGCATCAGCTTCTTTTTCAACTACCGTATTTTTTAAACTACGTAAAATTCCCTGAGATTTAACTGTCTTTCTGTAATCGGTCAAATACACTACATTAGCTTTAGCTTGTGCATAAGCAGTAGCATTCTTAATCATAAAGTTAATTGCTTCGTTCGGATCGATATTCATCAGATAGTTTCCATATTAGAGTTTTAGCATCATCAATACTTGTTACTACATTTACCTGACCTTTCCAGAGCTTATGCCAATTAACTTGATCTGGAGTAAGTACCTTTTTATCACCATCCTTGATCTCAAGCAAGAAATTTCTAGCTTTAAATCCTACGATAATGTCAGGACAACCTTTACCTACTTCATGCAAATGCTGAACTGTGCAACCCATATCACGTAAAGCCTTAACAATCTGAGTCTGATTGTTATCTACTTTTTTATAAACCATCAATATACCCATCTATCTATAATTTCAGAAGCCCAAATTACTAAATGCTTTTTCCCATTTTTAGCATCAATTTCTTCTGAAATTAATTTAACTGCTTCAACACCATTATTTTTATTAATAAATAATATTAAATCTTCAATATAATTTTGATACTTTTCATTATCAGTATCTAATTCAGCAATTTCCTTATCAAGTTTTTCAACCAATGCCTGTAATGCTCTATTTTGTTCCATTATATTCATTTCCATTCTCCATTAAGTCCACGATTGCCTAAAGTCCATTGTTCCCTACAATCTTTCTCTAACAACTTAGCTGCTTTATCTCCGCGCTTTTTGCGGACAATAGACAAATATTCGATGGCTTTGTTTCTATCCTGAGTACGCCACTCTAATACCTGTCTGACTTCACACCGATGCCTATGTTGTTCTGAGTTATCAGCCATAATTATAAAATTGCAATTGTTTCACCTTGCTTTGGGATAATTAAACCAAAATCAGTCATAAATAAACTATTAGTTTGAAATCGATAAATATTAATCTTTCGTTTACTGGTTTCTTTCCAAGTATTTTTATGGCTAATTCCTTTTCTATCTCCAATCTTTAACCATCCCATTTGCGTCCAGAAAAAATTACTTGCTAGATCATCAGCGCAACCGCAAGCAAAGTCCTCTCTTCCTACTAAATTGCCATGACTAATAGCAGCAGACAATAATGCCTTACCACGTTCAATTAATCTAGCATCTTCCTGAATACATATTTGATTACATTTAGATATTTTTCCGTAGCTAAACATTACAAAGCCTACTAAATCACCATTCTCCTCACATACAAATATTCTGTCATTACAAGTCGTACTCCATCGTTTACCTGACTTATGACCTGTAATAGCTGCTGTATATGCTGGACTAGGAATAAACCCAAGAGAAAAACTTTCTTTTTTAGATAAACTAATAATGTATGGAACATCTTCCAATATGGCTGCACGTATCATGCACGGAAACTCCCACGATTATCAAAGTCTATAGGCTGACCACCTAGCGTATCTACAAACTGCTGGCTGTTGTGCTCAAAGTACATACCGTAGAACTCCTCAGCCTCACCGTTACGCTGCTTCTGGCACATTAGGAACATATCTGGCTGCTTCTCGTCATAATCCTCATTGTTCCTACGAGCGTTCTCCTTCTTCTTATTACGCCAGACTAGGAATACATTGTCCACCTGATCTGCAATGCTTCCAGAACCCTTTAAATCGGTCTTAGAAGGCTGTATCTCCTCAGACTGCAACTTACGTATGTGGTGGACTAAATGAATGTGTACGTTATGATCTCGTGCCAATGCACAAAGCTCGTCAACAAATGACTTCTGCTCGTTTAATGAATCCTCTGCGACCACACACTTCATTAATGAGTCAATAAAGATATGTTTGATGCCTAATTCAACCGCACAATACCTAGCCATTGCTATTGTCTTTTGTGGAGTAGTAGAGCCTTGCTGGTCGTAAAGATATAGCTTATCTTCAATGAAACCGGAAAAACGACCCAATAAAGCCCGAATATATCCTTCCTTGTCATGAGTTAGCGGAAGATTAATATTCTCACCTGCAAACTGACGCAACATACGGACAATTGTAGTTACAGGTTTCATTTCGTATGAGGCAATACATACCTTTAGGTTCTGTTTTATCAAACCTAGAGCT